CGACCCCATACCTAGCCAGTTAAAGTTCGCTGCAGCCATGCTCTTCTATTTTGGCCTCGGTGCCTTAACCCTCCCTCCCACACCCCGCAAAACTAAGAATGTCGTGTTGGAGATGTTGGATGGTACCAGTGATAGATTGCTTTCTGAGCTGCTTACAAATCACCAGCTTGCTGGTGAACGGCTAACACCTGGTGACGGCGATCCCGTTACCACCACATCAATTACCGTGTTGGACCAGAATCCCGTGGTAGTAAAAGCACATCGGAGACCCAAGCGGAATACTAAAATCCCTATGGTGCAGGAACTCGTGTCAGAGTGTAAAATACGCTTTCCCTACGCTCAGGACACCCCTGCTACCAGAAAGGCAATTTTCCGCTATGGGGTCTCCATATGTGAACACCACGGACTGCGGACTAGTCACACGCGGCAATTGATGAATACTGTGGTTGAACTCGTGTTAACACCCGATTGCTGGGAGTTAGAGGCCAATCACATCGCTCGCTCCAGATTGGTGAGAACTCGCCGAGGGGTCAAACTCTCACTATGGCATCAGTTCTTGAATTTCATTGACGGAGTGAGTCACACTGAGCCTACGGGCCAGTGGTGACACCGCGTAGTGCGTGTTGCAGCAGTGAGACAGTTTAGCAAGCTGTCGCACCCGCAGTTACTACTGCAGCACAAACCACGCGGGGTTGAAAGGGATAGGGGTATGTATATATTGGAACGCGTCGCCCCACGTGATAGATCCCTTATGGTAAACGACGCGAGCATTTCAACGATGGCGTGTGCTCTCCTGGAGCGCATGTATTATTGTAATGTTGATGGTGCATTCGTCCCCCCGCCAGAACCCCAGATAAGCCATGTTTTCTCAGTTTTAGGCAAATTCCGAACACACCTACTCCGGTACACAGGCCGATATTCCAAGAGGGTTTCCACAGAGCAATTTGTGTTGATGTGCCCTCCTCGCAAGAGGGCTGTGTATGAGAGAGCAGAAGAGGAATTTCACAAAAGAGGGGTGGGGAGGAAGGATGCGGAAAGTATCATGTTCGTGAAAATGGAGAAGGTCAACCCGGAGAAAGCTCCGCGTTGCATACAACCACGATCCCCGGTGTACAATATAGCCTTGGGAACCTACATCAAACCAGTTGAACATAAAATATATGAATGCATACAAAGAGTGTTTGAGTCCAAAACCCCAGTGGTGATGAAGCACATGAACGTCTCAGAGATGGGATGCCACATCGCCACTAAGTGGCAGAGTTTCAACAACCCTGTTGCTGTGGGACTGGATGCCACCAAGTTCGACATGCACGTGAGTGTGGCAATGTTGAAGTGGGAGCATTCGGTGTACAACAGTATGTTTGGAAGGGATCCTGAGCTTGCCAGATTGTTGTCATGGCAAGTGCACAATCGAGGAAAAGGTTACGCCCATGATGGAAAGTTAACCTACAAAGTAAGTGGACGCCGGTTTAGTGGAGATATGAACACATCGTTAGGTAATTGCTTGATAATGTGTGCAATGATCTACACCTGGTGCCGCCGAAAGAAGGTTACAGTTGAGGTTGCCAACAATGGGGATGATGCTGTTTGCATTATGAACCGCCGGGACCTAGACCAATTCCAGACGGGCCTGCGAGAATGGTTTCTAGAATTGGGGTTTAGAATGGTGGTGGAAAAACCCGTCTATACCCTTGAACAGATTGAATTTTGCCAAATGAAACCTGTCCAAACTCCACAAGGTTACAGAATGTGCCGTAATTTCAAAACGTGTAGGGAAAAGGATTCCATATGCCTCTTGCGTATTTCTACAGAGGTGGAGTGGAGGAAGTGGTTAGGAGCGGTAGGTGAGTGTGGGCTTAGTCTCACCTCTGGGCTACCAGTGTTCCAATCATTCTATCAGGCATATATACGTGCTGGGCTCCCATCTAAGATGCGCAATGCTCTTATCATGCAGACAGGAATGGAACTAATGAGCGTGGGTATGACTAGTGTTGTTGCTCCAATCAGTGATGAGTCCCGATTATCCTTCATGGATGCATTTGAGCTAACACCTGATGAGCAAGTATCGCTAGAAGCCTATTACGACTCGTTGGATCTCCGTTTCGGAAGCATTGAGGCATGTGATAAATTGATTGACATAGCTTATAGTCCTTATTAATGAAGTACCACGGAAATTACTGCGGACCTAATTGGTCTGACGGGAAGCAGCAACCCAGTGTTGTTGGTTCTCTACTACCCATAGATGATTTTGATCTCACTTGCCAAAAACATGACGCTGTTTACGCGACCTCCACTGAACCCGAGGATTTGCAGCGGGCAGACCGAGAGTTTGTCCGTGCTAATTGGGGCAAGGGGCCCCAGCGTCATCTTGCGGCATTAGCAGTGGGAGCACAAATGATGGTTAGGTCCCTTGATATCATGACCAAGAAACACAAACAAACAGATACCGAAAAGAAAATACTAAACCACTGGAACACAATGGTTAAAAACAATATGTTGAAGTTGCCTACGCCGATGCCGGCACAACCGGCCCGTAAGCGTATGGAGGACGTACCGAAAATGAAGAAGGAAGCCTTGCCCGCTGCGTACATGGTGACCAGCAGGACAGGCAACCCCAAGACCAAGCTGTCTAAGGATGGTAACGTGGTGTTGAAGCACCGAGGGCTCATTTCTGGGTTCACGGGGTCTACTACATTCACGGCGACCAATTTCCAAATCAACCCTGGGTTAGGCGCCACCTTCCCATGGGCCTCGCAGTTGGCGCGTAGCTACGATAAGTATAGATTCAGAAAGCTCAGTTTCGAGTACAGATCTGTCGTTGCTACCACCACCCCTGGAGTGGTAATGATGTCCTTTGATTATGATACACTGGACTCAATACCTGCCTCTAAGTTTGAACATTCCCAGACCACACCAAACGTCGAGGGTAATGCTTTCAATTCTTTTGTACTTAGAGTTGAGTGTGACAACACGTACCGCTTTGTGCGGCAGGGGGCCATTGCGAGTGGGGATCTTAAAACTTATGACTTTGGGCAACTAGTAGTGTCGTCTAGTTACGGCACTGCGGCGTTGTGTGGTGAAGTTTACGTTGATTATGAAGTGGAACTGTCCAAACCGTCTCACGGGGTTCCAATCACGGTGAAAGCATCTACTAGCAGTGCTAGTTATTATGTTGTTCCTGGCAGCACCTTCAGCGGCACGGCTAGCCCATGCACCTGTGTTGTTGCTAATCAGCTGAAATTCACTCGCCCTGGGGAGTACCTCATCAGCACCACGGTGTTGGGATCCAGCTTGGTCCTTGCCACCGCACCATCGCTTGTTGCGGGGTATAGTGCTGGAGCCGCTATTGTAGCAG